CTTATTAAAGACTCCTCTCCTGAAGATATATTCAAAGCACCTCACTATGATGAACTTGGTCAGAACCTTATAGCAAGTGCTAGGGTTGATGATAGAGTTGGCCCTAATGGAGAGAAGATACTCTTTGTTCAGGAGATACAGTCTGATTGGGTGCAAGAAGGTAAGAGAAGAGGTTTCTCCAAAAAAGAAAACACTTCTAAAATAGAAGAATTAGAAAATGAAAAACAAAAAGTTTTAAACAGCTCTACATCTTATAAACTTTTAAATGAAAAAACAGAAGGTGATTTAACTGTGGATGTTTTTAATGCGATACAGCAAATAGCGACAGATTCGATTGATAATGAATACTTTACAAAAGAATCGAGAAAAGAAAGGTTTTTGGATGGAATAGGTAAAACACTTAATTATTGGGGTAGCAACAACGCTGTTCCAAAAATGAATAAAAATGAATTTTCTAATTTTTACGACACATATATACTAGAACTACAAGATAACGCAGAAAAAGAGAGTGGATATGGTACTTCGTATAAACTAGCTTCCTTATCTACTAAGATACGTGATTTGAATAATCAAATATTTGAAAATGAAGCAGCTGAGTCATCAATACCAGGTCTCCCTTGGAATAAAACAGACCTATGGGTTGGTTTAACTATTAGAAAGCTCATCAATCAAGCCTCTAAAGAGGGGTATGACCAGATAGCCTTTGCAAATGGTGAGCAGTCTGATATTATTCAAGGACACAGCGATGGTAGAACAGCAGAGTTTTACAATAAGATAGTTCCTAAGAATATTAATAACGAACTCAAGAGGTTAGTTAAGGGGATGAGGTATGAGGTTAAAGGTATTTTTGAGACTACAAGTATTTCTGATATACGAAATGCTTCGTCTACTGATTTATACTTACGCTCTCAAAAAAATGCAGTAATAAACCTAAACCCAGAACTTAAGGAGGCTGTATCTAACACACCTCTATTAATGTTCCAAGAGGTTACTGAGGAAGAGGTTATATCTAACTACCTTTCAGAGCAGGAATTCTTCCAATCGACTAGTCCTCACGCTTGGGCTGTTGATAGAGTAGAAGAAGAGACTTTAAAAATATCTCAAATCAGAGAGTTTAAAGGAACTTTTGGTATCGTTACTCCTGATGGTGATATTAAGGGGTTGTTTAATCCTAACGTAGCACACTTAAGAGAAGGGAGGGCAGCTCAAAAAGGAACTCTAAAAGGGCTTATACCTTTATTGATTAAAGCTGGAGGTAGTAAGCTTGATAACTTTGACGGTAGACTAACTAGCCTTTACGAGGCTAATGGGTTTAGAGTTACTTCTAGAACTCCATTCAACGAGGAGTACGCTCCTGAAGGATGGATTAAGGAAATGCACGGTACTCCTGATGTTGTAGCTATGATTTACGACCCGAATGCAGAGGTTGTATTCGAAGAGAAATCTTTCCCTGACCCAGAGACAGGATACGGAGAGATGATTGAACACAGGGACGCTCACGTTAGGTATCAGATGCCTGATGATGAAGGTACACATAACGTATATAAGTCTGGTTTAGCTGCTATTAGTTGGGATATTAGTAAATCTCTTATAGATGCAAACTTTAGAGCAGGTCACTGGTTCTCTTCTCCTAAAGATGCAAACAAGAGATACGACATAAAGCTAACAGATTTAATTCTTAAACCTTTAGGAACTCACTCTAGGAGAGATATTAAAGAGATAATGATAAGAAGTACAGGCTCTCTTAACGCTGAAATCGTAGAGGTTGACAATAAGATGAGAGCCTTAAAAAAGGCTAACAAGGAAACTGACTTAGCCCCTGAAGAGTTAGATAGACTTCTTCACGATATTGATGAGATTCTTTCCTTACCTGACGGAGCACTTAAAGACGCTTTGTTAGACATGAGAATGCACATAGACCTATTAAGTAAGATTCTAGTAGAGGAAGGAATGGTTAATGGTAGAACTGCATTCACCATCACAGATAACTACGGGGTATATGTTAGACGCTCTTACAAGCAGTTTGTTGCTAGAGGATGGAAGCAAAGAGACCCTGAAATAATCGGTAGGGCTGAGGAGCTTGTTGCCAAGCAATTAAGACAGACTAGGAAAGACTTAACTGAGGAAGAGATTGTTGATTTAGCTAAAATTAAAGTTGCTGAATTAATCAGCCCTGAGACTAGGAAGTTTATTCAGAACGGTGGTTCTTTAAATGAGATGTGGGTTGCGTCTCTATTTAAGCAGAGAAACTTAAAATTACCTCAAGAGATTAGAGACTTACTTGGGGAGGTAGATGACCCTTACGTGAATTATAAAGAAACAATCACTAAGATTTCTGAAACAATCGCTGCTGAGAGAATGTATAAAGACCTTTACGAGTTAGGTTACGGTAAGTTTGTAAACGATAAGCAAAGTTCTGCAACTCCTAACGAATTGAAGGGAGCTAAGTGGGGTAGTCTTAACGGTAAGTTCGTAGATAACGAGATGTACGCAATTATCAATGAGATGAATACTAAGTTGTCTGACAACTGGGGTGTTCGGGCATATATGAGTGCTGTGGTTATGGCTAAGTCTTTTGCTACTGTACTAAATCCTGGGACACACGCAAAGAACTTACTTGGTAACTCTTATTTCGCATTCCTTAACGGTCATATGAGCTTTAGTAGTGAAAGCAAAGACCAAGCTATCACAGCTATAAAGACTTCAATACAAGCTGTTAGAGGATTTAAAGATAGCGAGATGAAAGAGTTCTACAAAGAACTTACTAAGCTTGGTGTGGTTTCTTCTTCCGCTTCTTTAGAAGAAATTAGAGGGATTATGAGTGACTTATCTGATTCTCAGTACGATATTGAAAGATATATGAGTAAAAACTTAGCTCAGAAAGGTATCAGCAAAGTAGCTAGTGGAGTTAAAGGAGTATATAAAGGAGCTGAAAAAGCCTACCAAGCGGAAGATGATGTTTGGAAGATATTTGGATTTATGGCAGAGAAGGCTAGGTACATAAAGGCTGGACTAACCGAATCTCAAGCTACAGATTTAGCAGCTACTAACATTAGGAATGTATACCCTAACTACGGAGCTATACCTAAGTTCCTTAGATGGGTTAGTCGTTCACCGTTTATCGGTACATTCGTATCTTTCCAAGCTGAGGCAATTAGATGTACTAAGAACGCAATACAATTAGGTTTTACAGAATTGGGTAGCGAGAATGCTGAAATTAGAAAGATTGGTAGAGGTAGGTTAGTTAACACTTTACTATCCTTTACCGTCCTTGAAACAGTTCAAGTTGCTACAGTTAACCTACTATTAAATGCTTTAGGTTTAGGTGACTCAGAAGATGATGATGACTTCGAATCTAAGATGCAATCAGAGTTGGTAGCTCCTTGGGATAAAACATCCAAGGTAGCTTCAGCGGGTAATGGTATTCTTGAAAATGGTGATAGATACTTCGACTACTTCAATATAAGTAATATGTCTGGTGGCGGTATGTTGAGAGATTTATTAGGAGTAGCACTGTCAGATAGCGATGCTCTTGCAGAAAAGAAGTATGCAACTATATGGGGTGAGCTTATGAGTACATTTGCTGGTCAGGATATGACTCTAGGGGTAGTGTTAGACGTTCTTAATAATCCTGGAAATAAGGTGTACACCCCTGAATCTAACGCTTTAGACCAAGCTTTGTCTACGTCTAACTATGTAGCAAGTAAACTAGGTCCTGGGATTTTAAAATCTGCAGATAGAGTTATGGAGTCGTTTGAGGAAGGTTCTAAGTATGTTACATCTTATGAGATTGCAGCATCATTTGGTCTTAGAATGACTAGAGTAAATGCTAATAAATCTGTATTTTTTAACGCTAAGAGGGTTAAGATAGCTATGGATGATATAGCTGAGGGTGCTAAAATTATAGGTCGTGATGAATTTAACCTTAGGAGTAGTCTAGAATTCAAGCTAAGAGTTGGCTCTGAATTTGAGGGGTACGACAAGAGGTTAGATATGTATGTAGACGAACTATCTAGACAATTCATATCAGCTAGGTTGCAGGGTATTAGTGGCAAGCAGGTAGAAGAGATTATGTATCAAGCTGGAGTCTACCCTCACGTTATAGCTGAAGCTAAAAAAAGAGTCGTTCACAACTACATCGAAAAATTGAAAAAGAAGGATGTGGATAAATAATAATTAGGAGTCTTGCAATGTAGTATATTATCATTATATTGCAAGTACTTCAACTTTCATAGTTAAGGTTTTTGGTTTGTTTGAGGAGGGGGTGGTTTCCCTCCTTTTTTTTATTAAAAAATATAAAGTTATGGAACTAGGTATCCAATGGTCTAAGGGTTTTCTGTTAGGGTTTAAATTATTCGACCCAACAGAACTTATGCCATATAAAGAGGTCCAACTATATGTCGGACCTATCTGTGTTTATGTTATATGGGATTAAGAGTCTGCACCGTAAGGGCATACAATCTTATAAAATTCTTCATCTAAAGCTTTAATCTCTTTAGCTAAGGTTTTCCACCTTTTATTACCCTCTTCTCTTGTTATCGGGTCTTCCTTACTACCTGTGCCGATATTACTCCATATCACTGAATTCTTCTGAAGTAACTTATCTATCTTCCCCCTTACCTTTTTGTTGGTATAGTAAGGGCTTTTACTTTTATCACGAGCCACAAGCTTCGCAATCTGGGTTATCAATAGAGCATTGGTCTGGTTGCTCTTTATCTTCTAGTTCGTTCAACCAAGAGTCCCAAGTGCTTCTTGCTAACTCTTTATCTTTTTCATTCAATTCTTTTTTGTCTTCGTTCTCTTTCATTTTTAAAGTGTTTTTTAATTCGTTCTATGTATCTGGTTTGCCTTTCTTTTCTAACTCTTTTATCAGTAGGTAAAGAACTCCTGATGTTACAACTTTTTTTTCTTCTCGTCATGTCTCTCTTTAATTATTCTGATAGTCTCTAAGACCTCCTTTTGATTAGATGGAACATAAATGTCTGGACTCTGACCTGTATCGGTCAGGTGTTGGAGAAATAACTTGAATCTCATGTTGAATTCAGGAGTTCTTAAGCCTTTAGTTTCGATAACGAAGTTCCAGTTTGGGTCTTCGTTAATGAAATCTGGAGTGTACTCTCTTTTTCTTACGTTACTAGACTTTAACTTAAAGACTTTCTTCCCATCTTTCTTCCCTCTATCGTAGAGGTTACCTGAATATGTAAATTTATCGTGAAGTAAATAAGTCTTACCTTCGTAAGTGAAAGGGATTTTTTCTTTCTTTAAAACTCTATAACAGAAAAGCTCTAAGCCAGAATCAAATTGTATACCATCAAAGGTATGTTTCTTTGCGTTAGTTATCTGCCTTCCTTTTCGTCTGTTGTATCGCATACCGTAATATAGTAATTAATTATTTCCTACCTCGGTTTCTTGCTCTATTTTTTGACTGCTTCTCTAAAGTTAGTTTCCCACTCTTAGTGTGTGAGGCATCTTTGCCGTCACCTTTCTTGCTGTTTTTATTTTTTCTATTGAAAAGGTTAAGCTTAACGCGATATTTTTTCCTCTCCTCTGAAGAAGCGTACTCTTTATCATATTCAGCTTTCTTTTTTCTAGAGGCAGGGTTCTTTGCGTAATGCTTAGAACTCCTGCTCTTACCTGTTATTTTTCCTGCTAATTTATTTCGTGCCATAATATTATTAATTATGACTCAAATATACGAAATTATTCTTTAGCTTCCTCTTCTTCGTTTGACTTAAAAAGTCCTTTGAATACGTAGTTTGCAATATCGTTTGTTAAGCCCTTTAATTCTTCTGGGTTTTGAACTACAGAAGCTGCTACTTTAAGGCACTCTAATCTCATTTCGCAGTCGAACTTCATTAGTCGAATATGCTGCTCGGCATTCTTTTGTTTTGTATTCATCTTGATTGATTTAATTAACGTTAGTAATTACTCTGGTAAATCCCAGCTCTTTTTCTTTAGGGTCTTCACCTTAAAGTATGATTTAAACTTCTTCATAGGGAGTAGGATTATCTCTGCTTCTTTATTATCCCCTCCCTTGACTATTTTAAGTTTATCGAAATTATCCCTTATTAACTGTCTCAAATCTTTAACAGGTATAAAGCATAGATACACAGCTCTATCATCTAGATTAGTGTAGTTGTATATAAATATATCAGCTTCGGTTTTAGAGATACCTGAAGGTCTCCCTGCGTCTCTAATCTCAATAGCCATATTTCCTGTGTTAGGGTATCTATCAGACTTAATCTCGTAAGTGTATTCCCCACCTACCTGAGTTCCTTTAATATCGTACTTATAATCATTGTTATACGATATAGAGCTTAATCCATTCATACTTAAGTAAAGCCCTACAACTCTCTCCCATTCTTCACCCCAAGATAAGTCTGTCCTGAAATTCTCTCTATTCGCCATCTGTAGTTGTCTCAGTCCATCTAGGAATTATGGACTCTTCAATCTCCCTTTCCTCATCATCCATATCTGACATAGCTTCATCCCAAGGTTTTGGGTCAGGAAATTGATTAATCAATTTGGATTTATCTTCTATCATAATTTGAAGAAGGATAAGGTATCCTGTTAAGTCTTGTAGGTCATTCTCTGATGCGAAGGTGCTATCGTTATTTTTAAGGCGGTTTAACTTGTCATTAATCCTAGCTTGAATTGCGTAGACAGGGTCTACATCGAAGACTACACCTCTTTCGAATACTGAATTACCATAGGAGTTGTTCTTTCTAATTAAAAGGTCTCTCAACTCGTTACACTTTTTCTTAATTTGGTCTTGCATTTTAGTTTAGTTTGTTAAGTTTGACAATCTTCTCTTTAAGCATTTTAAGGTTACTTTTATTTTGTACTTTCGTTGTAGGTACATCTGGACTTCCTTTATGCTCCTTCCGTCCATTATAAATTCCTTCAATTTCTGGTTTACTATCCCTAAGTTTTTCATTCTTCTCTCTTATTGATGTTATCACTAGTCCAATAATAAGCAGGGACATTGACCCTACAAATAAATCTAAGTCTTTCATTTATTTTCTTTGTGCTTTTCGTATTTCTTAGCTATAGTTAAACCTATAGCACTACCAATAGTTCCCCCGAATATACTTGCAACGACTACAGGTATATATCTAAGGTCTCCGTTATTCATGACCTCATACATACTAACTGAACCAATTGCTATACTAGCAAGCCAAGCTATGTGACATAATGTTCCGCTTACAACTGTCCTCATTAGATTTTTCTCAGCTATAGATATAACATTCCAAGTCCGTAGACCTACGAATATTAACTGAGTTACAAAAACAGTAATTGATAATTCTGAAATAGTCATAGTTGAATGGTTTTTGGTTAAGTATGCTTATATTTTAATCTATCATCTTTTCCCTCTTACTTTGCCTCCTGGGCGCATTATAGCAGAACCGAATCCTTCAAATTTGGTTACGTCCTTCATCTGCTCTCCGCAGTTACATACTGTCTCTGGGTATACTACCTTACCATCTTTCACTGTCATGGTTGTCTTTGTTACCTCTACGGTGTTGTTACACTTACTACAATGGAATTTCATTTGTTTTGTTCGTCTGTTATTAAGTCCTTTTAATGTAAGGCTGTAAACAAATATAACAATTCCAACGCAGATTATTGTAGTTAAAGGTGAATTATTAATCATAACTTAACATTTAATTAACGATAAACCAACCCCTTACACGTATATAATCACTAGTTTTACCTTATGAATAAATTCACAAAGTTTACATACGCATTTATAATGGTGGTAGTTTATACCATCGCTATACTTAGTTGAGCCAATTAGTCTTTCTATTCGGCTCAATTTACTTTCGTTAATAATACGAGGGTAGATAAAGATTATATTTACCTTCGTTGTGGCTCAAATTGTCTTGATTATGAGCTACATTCCACATTTGCGCCTATATTTTTCTACTTGCGCCTATATTTATCACATTATAATGTGATTTTATCAGATATTAGAAACGGAAACCATAAAAACACTACCATAATCACACTATATTGTGGTATTTGACTTATTATTCCATCCACTTCTTAGTGCGCCTATATTCCATATCTCGATATGCGATAATTATACCTGTTAGGGTACAATTTATCATTCAATAATAGTTCTCTTAATGTCTTCTACATAACCAAAGCTCCTCTGGTAGCTATCCGTTAAATCGACACCTGAGTTACCACACTTACAGACTTCCATACCCCACTTAACTTTACTAGAGGAGACTTGTTCAGAATTACAGTCTTTGCATTTCCACACTAACACCACATCCATAGTTTCTATATTTTTCTTATTGATTTACTGCAACTTTAGTTATATCAACTAAATTCCAAGCCTTAGAGAATTGGTCTTTACCTTCTCCGTCTGAGAATATAGTTACCCTACCCTCATCTAGATTAAGACATATCTTCATAAGGTCTCCCTCTGTAGCATAACACATTGAACCTGAAGGTGTATATTCTTTAAATACCCACCACACCCTTCTAGCTTTGCCATCTATCTCTATAATAAACCTATCCTCTTCATAAGCAAAGAATACATCTACAGGTACTTGATTTACTAAATCATATTGCTTAGTAACTTCATTAAACTCATAGAACTCTGATTTTTGTGATAAGAATACCTCTGTTTGAGCGTTTACTGTTAAGTATGAGGCAATAACAATTCCTAATAATAAAAATAACTTCTTCATAACTTTTTGATTTTAAATTAATGATTTAACTCACGCTTGGTACTCTCGTTACTCTTAGTTATCTTTATCTGAACCCTATCAAGGTTGCAGTCTTCTATTAACATACTGAAGTGAGTCATAACTTCAAATACAGACTTATCTCTAAATCTAATAGACTCACCGTTTTTTTTATCCGTTAAAACTCCTTGGTACATATTTTCTTGTTTTAGCTCTTTAATAAATTCCTCCCACTTACAGTTTAACCAAATCCTTCCCCATACATCAGGGTATTCAGTTACATTCTTTCTCATCCATATATGGAATTGGAATGCTAATTCTTTCTCCGCTTTCATATCTCTTGTTTTAGTTCTTTGATTCTTTTTAAAAGCACGTATCTCGCTGAGGGTTTATCTAATCCGAACATTCCTAATTTATTAGACTGCCTCTCCAACTCCTCAATCACTCTTTGGTTGGCGTGCCTATTCAAAATACCTGTCAATTTTGTTTTAGTAAATGTTTGTAGATTATCACCATCGGTGAACAATTTATTTATTAGCTCTTCTGCTTTCATAATGTTTTGGTTTAGAAAGCAGAGCTTGCTGCTGCTGCTGTTAATAAGAAACTACTACCTTTTGTATTTCCATTTCCACCTCCAAGAGGTTCAGGAAAGTCTTTTTCAATTCTCTCTATTATTTCTAATAGTTTCTCAGGGTTATTCTTTAAAGCATTTTTAAAGCCTTCTCCTGTGAAGTTCAATTCTTCAGAACATTCGTTATGTTCGCACTGTACTTTAATGTGTATAATCATAATGTTTAAATTAAAATAAGAGTTATTAAAGTAGTTAATAATGAGCCGATTACTACACCCATAAGAATGTGTTTGCTGCTTTATTAGTAGCGTATAAATCTACACTATCTCTTACTTTATTTCTAAAGTATGATTGAGATATTTCTTCTCTATCTCGTTGGTTAGCTAGCTTGTGTATATCCCAACCTATCTTTTTAAGTTCCTCGTTCATTACTCTTGTTTTAGTTGGATGGTAGCGACATTCGTGTCGTTACCATAAGTGGTCAAATATAAGCCTCAAAAGGTATTCCAGTACCTCGTTAAGACATCTCCTAACTTTGGCTTACATTCAACGCTTGACTTTTGCCTACAATCCCCATCGTAGGACTTGGTAATTAATGCCCAACTCACGCTTGGTACTCTCGTAGACTTTAGGAGTGTGCGGATTGAAACACACACTCCATAGAGAGAATTAAGATAACTCTCACTTGCATTCACACTTCCTCCCTGATAATATAGCAGCGTTAGACTACCACATCTATTAACATCAACTTAGTTATTACCCATGCATAGGTGTGATGAACTTTTTAGACTGCTATTATGTGTGCCTCTCCGAGGTGGATTATGAACTTTCAATTATTCACTAAATCAAGTTTATAAAAAGGAGAGGACTTGTTACGCAGCGTTCAAGTGGCTTGCTCTCTAATGTTTACCACCTCAAAAAATAATCTGAGGTTATTGCCCTACTCATGAGTAGAACTATTGAGGTGGCGTGTATGCCCAACTCACGCTTGGTACTCTCGTATACGGTGCAGCGTTCACGTAGCTTGCTCACGTACTGGGGGATTGTATAGATTTAAAATTATAGTACACGTACTACATACTAATCCCTTAATGTTTAAATCTCTTAGTTGTCATACCGCATTGTACTATTGGTATAGCATTTAAAATTTCGACTTCACAACTGTAGGTCTTTGAGTGTCTAATTCTTAACCGTCCGATAAGGTATGAGTTGTATTTTTTATTTTGGCAATCTTCCAGAGTACCGCCTACACAAACTTCATCTGAAGTGAATGTCTCAACCTTCTTTTGAAGTACTATCTCACCCCTTCTACTTGCGTATCTCCTAACGCTATACGTTATTTGACTCAGGAAAATCGGCTTCTGATACATCGACTATCTTTTTAATTGTCTCTAACTTTCGAAAAAGCTTTGCGTTCTCAGACTTCAACGTTCTAATAACCTTCTTTAAGGTGTTTGTGTCATTAGAACCTATTGCTTCGGCTACCTCTTTACTGAAGCTATGCTTAGTAGCAAAACACATAGTACTAAGCTCTGCGTGTAACTCTACTAAATCATTGTACATACATAGTTGCTCCTCATATAGAGACCTATAATGAAGTACTGTAGAGTGGTGCTTACCAAAGATTTTACCTACATTCATTAAGGATATTCTAAAATTCTCTAGTAGTACCGCTGTTAGTACTGCGTTAGCCTCTACTATACTTCTCTTTCTTGTCCCTATCCAGTCGTACTCGATACCTTGGTTAATATACGCAGTCTTAATTAATTCAGCTATAATAACTCTATCCTCTGGTTTGATATTAATATTATCTAAGTTCTTGGTAGCGAATGACCAAGGTAGGAATTGTGTTTCAGTTTTTCTCATTTTTCAAAGTCTTTAGTGGTTATGGTTATTAAAATATATAAGACAATCAAGGAGGTAGTTATACTAGAAAGCATCTTCGAACCCCCCTCTTGTATTTACCTCTGTGTCTATTTTTTGTTCAAAATCGTTTGGGTCGCTAAATTTAGTAAACTCCTTCTTAAATTTAAGAGGTAAAGTACCTGTTCCTATATTACGTCCTTTAGCGAATATTAAATCTACTAAACCCTCTGTCGATTGACCACTATCATCAGTCATAATGCCGTAATACTCTGGGCGGTACACCAACATAACAATGTCAGCAGCTTGTTCAATTTCACCACTCTCTCTAAGGTCTGATAGAGTAGGTCTACTACCCTCTCTTCTGTCAACACCTCTACTAAGTTGTGATAAGGCTGCTATAGTTATCTTAAGCTCTTTAGCTATATTCTTAAGCTCACGAGCTACTAGAGCAACCTCCTGTTCTCTAGAATGACCGCTACCCTTAACGAGTTGTAGGTAATCCACTAGAACAAATTTAACACCCTTCGTTATAACGTACTGTCTAATCTTATTCAGTAGGTATCTAAGCGAAGAATCCTTACACTCATCCACATAAAGCTGAGTACCTTCAAGCTTACCTATAGCTCTATCAACTCTCTTTAACTCTTCAGTTTCTAGTGTACCCTTCATAATATATCGGTTGTTGACCTCACTCTCTAAGGATACTAACCTTTGTAGTAATTGAGTATCCCCCATCTCGTAAGAGAAAACAGCAGCAGGCACACCCATTGTCGCACAGTTGTAACAGAACCCTAGACCTAAAGATGTCTTCCCCATAGAAGAAGCACCACCAATAATAATAAGGTCAGTCTCTTGCCACCCTCCTGTGAATTTATCTACTGATTGAAATCCTGTAGGTACACCTAAGAAGGAGTCAGAATCCATCCTCTTGCGAATATCATCATGTAGTACCTTTAATTGTTTTTTAATGTCGGGCATTTCATTACCCTTAACGTCAGATATAGGTTGTAATTCAGACTCCATAAAGTCTAGAACCTCGAACAGGTCTGTCCCATTCTTCATCTTCTTATCTGTAAGCTCTAATAATCTCTTTAACCTTACCTTCTTCTCTTCCTGCGATAGAAAAAGAACCATGTGTTCTGTTATGTAGTTATGGAAGTCGCTAGTGTAACACTCAGCAACTCTATAGTCTGCTAGACTATCCTTAACCTCTGTAGATACTATCAACATATCTACCTTCTCACCAACATCTAATCTACTGGATACTACCTTATATATTTTTCTATTTAAAGGGTCTGAAAAGATGTCTTCTGATATTATGCTATGATTATCATAGTAATCTCTAGGGTGCTGCATTATGCGCCCCAAGAGCTTTTTCTCCATCTCTACATTATCTTTCATCGGTTATGTATTTTGGCTTGGTATATCGGTTGGTTTCTTTCTTATCACTATCTAACTTGAGTTCATTGTTCCATCCCTTTTGATTAATCCAACTACTAGCATTTTTTCTATACTTTTTATTGGGGGTGGAGTCAATGTATGCTTTAACTCCTTTGATGGCTTCTCCCATTTCTACAATGGTTAGCTTCATAAAGGATGATTTAGCTGATTTTAAATCAACTTTTTTGTCATATAAATTCCAGAACATTTCCCAACCTGCTTCTCTTCTCTCTGCTGTCGTTACTGGCTTATTTTCTGTACTGAATCTAACATCCTTGGGGCTTATTAAGTGCTGTATATTATTGAACACAAACATAGACTCCATATCGTTGTTGTATATAGACTGATAAACTCTACCCTTTATATGAAAAGAAATAGAGCGACCATCAAGCTCAATAAAATCTATGCTGTTGGTTTCAAGAATGTCTGTATCTGATACCCTTATCTTCATAATCGGTTTGGTTTAGTTTACTAAAAAAAAAGAATAGAGAAGAGGAACTAACTAGACCTCCTCTCTACTCTAACTCACTCACTTAAAGATTATTCCTCTTAGAACGGTAAGTCCTCTGAACTTGAGGATGATGTTGCTGTTGTATTACCCTTTTCTTGAGGTTTAAATGTATTCACCTCCACGTAATGCGTTTTACCATATTGGTCTTCACCGTCTCGCTTCTTCACTACCTTTAGTTTAATGTACTTCTCTCCATTGTATTCGAAGATATGTTCTCCTGCTTCGGCAGTCATTTTTGATAAGTTTAGAGAAAATTCTACTAAATCTCCATCAAATTTCTCTGTTCCGTTTCCTAAATAAATCTTTTCGTTACTCATAGCTTTCTGCTTGTTTAAAATAATTAACTAATGCTTCCCTTTCTGTTATATCTAAATACTTTGCGATTCTCCTTACGTGTTTAATTTTAAACTCGTCTGGTTTCTCTAGGTACTTATATAGGGTAGGTCGGCTTACCCCTATTCTTTCAGCTAACCACATCAAACTGATGCGTTGCTCTTTTAATTTTTCTTTCAATGTCATTGTAGAGTTCCTATTTCGAGGTGATTTTCAACTTCCTCTTCGTTATCTATGAAGTATCTCCTGTATTTGTGTAGTAAATACTTATATTCCTCTCTCCCTCTCTCTAAAAAATCATCACCAGCATACATTATTGATACGTTGTATGGTGCTTCCTTCTCTTGGCATATAAACACAAAATCAGTACATCCAAAACCATCTGAGTAGAACGCTGCTTGTCTATCGTAACCGTACTTCCTACACGAACCACTAAACCCATATATACTAGAATCTCCTGTCGTTTTAAGGTCTACTAATGTTGTTCCTTTCCTATAATCAGCCTTCCCTTTACAGAACACGCCACTGTCATCGTCTTGCCAAGCGTTTGCAATCTCTGTCTCACCATCCGAAGATAATAACTCTCCGACCTCTGGGTAAGAAAATAAAACATCCTGCATCCTCATTATCCTTTCATATTCTTTAGATAGTATAATAGTAGGTGCGTTAGGATTGTCCTGTACAAACGCTTTATAACCTTTAGTGTTTCTAGAGCTACCGTCAAACACTAAAACCTTTTCATTAAATTCGTTAGGTTCTAACATCGACACATGGTAAGCCCTCCCGAAGGTCATAGCTCCTGTGTTAACTCTGTATTGGGGATTATCCCTCAAGAATTTATAGGTACGAACATCCCTCTTAATCAACCCCAACTGCGAGTTCGTTACAAACTCGTAGTCAGAATAATAAAAGGAATCGTCCTCTATTTTTTTTATAAAACTTTTTAAGTTGTGCATTACGCTTCAAGTAATGAGGTTAAACCTTCTTTCTGAGCTTTAGACAGGTCATATCCCTTCATCTTCTGAGATACTACCGCACCTTTACCATCTTTAATAGCATTACTCATAGCCTCAAATTGTTTAGGGGTTAACTTAGGCTTACTCTTTGGTTTAGAAGAACGTGTATCTCCTTTAACTGCTCCGTTACCGTCATCATCGCCTGTAACCACACCTACAAAAGCTGCTAGAGCATATCTACGAGCGTATGATATAGCACTACCAACTCCATGAGCATCCTCCTTAGAAGGTACGTAGCAAGTTGAGGCTAAAAATTCCCCACTAGAATGAGATAAGATAGTCGTAACACCACCTATATCTACAGGCATTTGAACTATAGCTAATTCATTTTCAGCTAGAAGTGTTCTAACAGCATCCCATACCGCGCCAAGGTCGGCATAATTAGATTTAAAAAATGGGTTCTTTGAGTTCTCTTTTGCGGGTCGAAGTTGAGCCTGCACTTTAGATAAGGCAAGAGTTAGGTTGCCAATGTTTTCTGACTTTTCCATATTCTGGTTTTTGATTTAATTAACTTTCTTTTACAAATAACGTAAATACTTTTTACTTGTACAAGTGTTTTTATTTTTTTATAGGACTCCTATTATTGAAAAGTTAATCTTACTAGGCAGTATTTCGTCCATTACAGATGCTATCTCAATCATTCTATCTTTATCCCCTTCTGCTTGGTCTTCAGTACACACTATAAGTATATTGACGCCAATACGTGAAGGCATTATCATTGTATTATAAATGCTTTCAAACTTCTCTTTCTCTTCTCCAGATATAATTACTATGCAATCTGAATCTATGAAGTACTCATAAACAAGATTATAGCACATCAAGCTATCCTCCACTAATTTAAGGATAGGATGTTTGGATGGTTTAATACCGCCTTTAAGCTTATCGTTAATCCCCGCATTCTTCAGTAATTCCTTTAATTTTTTGTTTTCGGGCTTCATAAACTAGCATTATAAATTGTTCTACTGATACATCGCTCTCTGCTAAAGGTCTAAGTTCGTCACAATCAAACCCTTCTAATGCATCAACAAGGTACAAAATTTTTTGCTTAGTTTTATAGGTGGTGTCATCAAATATCTCTGTACCCTTCATGTTTCGGGCAAGGAATTTAATATTGTCCTCTATATCGTTAATGTATTTCCTTTTAATCTTAGCTAGGAGAACATACTCAGAACAAGCGTTCTTAGAGCCCGACATCCACAATTCATCTACATTAATTGTCTTGACTTGATTATTCATCTTTATTGAGATTATTGGTTGATGTTTCTTTTCTTGCTTTAGTATCTGAATCAACTTTAGCTTGTAATCGTTCAACCTCTCGCTCTAAGGCTTTGATTCTTATATAGTAGTAATCTTCTAGCTCTGACATAAGGCATTCTGATTCGTTAATTTTGCGTTGATTTATCCAAGCATGGTTGTTGTTCACTATCATTCGTTTGGTAAATTAGTTTTTGGATATACTCCGATTATTTCATTCATTAAATCTTCAACGGTGTCGTAGGTATCATTAAAGAAGTCTTGTGCTTCCTCAGTGAATCTTGTGTCGCCATTTGAATCTTCCTCGAAAGTATCGCGCAGAAACCTCTCTTCTGTAATTCGACCTGCTATAGTACTAGCAAATTCAATAAATTCTTCGTTTGGTATTAATATCCTAATCATTGGTCTTGTTTTAGCATATAGATTCTAATACGCAGTCGTATACGTAATCTGAATCTTCGTTAATAAATTGAAGTTCTTCTTCTGTCATCTCTCTACCCTTGTACTCGCAACTGGAGATAAAGGCATCGCAGAAGTCTGGATAGTCTCGTGTGTCTACACCATCTACCTCTACGTTTGTTATTTTACTGAAGTCTATTTTCATCTTATTCTTGTTTTTTTAATCCCTTAAATTTTAACTCACTTAATGTAACTCGTTCTCCTCTTAACTTTAATCCTAACCAAACTTTATTTCTCAACTTCCCTATCATTGATTTTAAGCCGCTTTTCTCTAATTGAAAAAGTTCTAATTTATCTAGTTCAGTTATTACTAACTCGTTTTTAAATAAAAATATTGCCTCCATAGTTTCTAGTTTTTAGTTGAGTTTATACTACTTATTTGGTTGGCTAAACTCAATATTACGTTTAGCGATTGTTAG